GTAATGTAAGATAAATTCAAAGAGGGAGATGATTATACAATCCGTTGGTGGAAAAAACAAGCAATTAAAAGATATACAAAATTGCATGAAGAAGGAAGATTGAAACCAGAAAAGTTATTCTATGCAGATGCGATTGGATTAACATGGGAACAAATGAAAGACAAATTTTTAGCAGACGTAGGAAGATAATTTAAAATATGTATCAAAACATTTATTACGAAAGAGCAAAAAATCTCATACATTTATGGGATGATAAAAGTGGATATCAAACAATGCCATACCGAAAGTATGCGTATAAGAAAGACCCATACGGACAACATCTTTCAATGAATGGTGAAAGATTGACTCGTATTTCAAAGTGGGAAAAGGAAGAAAATGATGATTTATTTGAATCTGATGTTCCTGAAACCACGAGAGTATTAGTTGATATTTACGATAGTGATTTACCATCAACCGGTCATAGAATATTAACATTTGACATTGAGGTTGAAATGATTACAGGTCTTCCAAACACACGAGAAGCACAAAACGAATTAACAGCAATTGCAGCACATGATAGTGCAACAAAAGTATTTGATGTATTCGTATTAGATAAAGAACGAAAAGTAAAAAACAATGCCAAAAACTTTAGCAAAGATGGGAGAGAAGTTACTCTTCACATTTTCGATAACGAGAAAAATCTCTTACTTGCTTTCCTTAATTATTACGAGGAAATTGACCCCACGATTTTAACGGGTTGGAATATAGATTTTTTTGATATTCCATATCTCTACAATAGAATTAAAAATGTATGTGGAGAAGGACATGCAAAAAGATTATCCCGTATTGGACAATGTTTCTATTCACCGTACAGAGAAAAATGGTCTTTTGGTGGAGTAGCAATATTGGATTATATTAATTTATACAAACAATATAACTTTGGATTAGAAAGTTCATACACATTGAATCATATTGCAATGAAAGAATTGGGTAGAGGTAAAGTTGAGTATGAAGGAAGTTTGGATGATTTGTTTGTAAATGATTTGGAAAAATTTATTGAGTATAACATTGTCGATGTGGACTTAGTAGTATCAATGGATGATAAATTAAAATTCATTGATTTGTGTAGAGCAATATGTCACGCTGGCTATGTTCCTTATGAAGATTACATTTATTCTTCAAAATGGTTAGAAGGAGCTTGTTTGGCTTATCTTAAAACTAAAGGATTAGTTGCAACAAATAAACCTGCGGATAGAAGAGAAAGAATGCAAGCATTGAGAGATAACGACCAAGAGAAGTTTATTGGAGCATATGTGAAAGAACCTATCGTTGGTAAGTATGATTGGATTTATGATTTGGATTTAACATCACTATATCCATCAATCATTATGACATTAAACATCAGTCCTGAAACAAAGATTGGTAAAATTGAGAATTGGGATGCGGAGGCTTGGATTAAAAACGAAGATAGAAATTATCACCTTATAGGTAAGGATGGTGATGAATACGATTATACCCGTCAGGAATTAGCAGAAGTTATTAAAGATAGTAATTTAGGTGTTGCAGCAAATGGAGTTCTTTATACGCAAGAAAAACCTGGTTTAATTGCGGATATTCTTAACACATGGTTTCAAAAACGTGTGGAATATCGTAAATTGGAAAAGAAATATGGTGAGGAAAAAAATACAGAAATGTATGAATTCTATGGTAAAAGACAACACGTTCAGAAAATCCTTTTGAACTCAATGTATGGTGTATTAGGTTTACCCGCCTTCCGTTTCTATGATGTGGATAATGCAGAAGCAGTAACATTGACAGGGCAGGTGGTTATTAAGAAAACAGCCGAAATGGCAAATAGAAAATATTGGAAAGAATTGGGTACAAAGGATGACTACAATGTATACATCGATACGGATTCAATTTATATGATGGCTGAACCATTGGTAAAACATAGATACCCAGAATATAAAGAATTTGATGAAGAAAGAATGGCACAAGAAGTAAACACTATTGCAGAGGAAACTCAATCGTTCTTAAATTCATTTTACGATTTATTGGCAGAAAGATTCTTCTTTATTCCAAAAGAAAAACATAGATTTGAGATTAAGAAAGAGTATATCAGTAAAGCAGGATTTTGGGTTGCAAAGAAAAGATATGCACAATGGATGATTTTAAAGAATGGTATTCCATGTGATAAGTTGGATGTAAAAGGATTGGATGTAGTTCGTTCTTCATTTCCAAAAGCTTTTCAGAAATTTATGTCTACAATGTTGAAAGATATTTTAATGGGTAAGGGTAATGAATATATTGATGATACCCTTTTAACATTTAAGAAAAGTTTACCAACACTTCCTGTAAATCAGATAGCAAAAGGTGGAGCAATTAAAGAATTAAGTAAATATGATGATGGTAGTTGGAAAACAGGTTCAGCAATTGCATCCTTTGAAAAGGGAACACCTGCACACGTTAAAGCCGGAATTGCATATAATAGATTGTTGAAATTCTTTAACGCACCCTATAAACACGAACCAATTAGAGATGGTGATAAAGTAAAATGGGTTTATCTTAAAAACAATCCATTAGGTTTAGATACATTAGCATTTAAAGATTATAATGACCCTAAAGATATTATGGATTTTGTTGAAAATTATATTGATAGAGATATGATATTCAAAGCAGAATTAGAAAACAAATTAGATGATTTCTATAATGCATTGAAATGGGATAAAGCAACAACTGAAACAAAAACAGCTAAAAAGTTTTTTGCATTTTAATTATGAAGAGTTTAAAATTTTGGAAAAAAGAAACATTTGAAATTGCTAGTTACAAATGGAGATTTGCAGAAAGAGCAAATAAAGAATTAATGGGGAATGGAGCAGATTCCACAGGAAATTGTTACTATACATTTAATGAATTAGGATTTAGAGGTGATTCACCGAGAAAAAAAGGATTGAGATTAATGTCAGTTGGATGTGGGCATACCGAAGGTATTATGGTACATAATCATCAAACATGGCCTCACTATTTATCAAAACAATTTAAAAATGGAGTTGATTTAAATTGTGGTATTAATGGTAGAAGTAATGATTATATTGCTAGAACTATTTTATCGTGGAATGATACATTAAATCCAGATTTTGTTTTTATTATGTACACATATCCTCATAAAAGAGAATTTTATACAATAGATGGTACAATAGAACCATATAGTAAAAAACCATGGGGTTATTTTGATGAAGAAATGGATGGAAGAAAAGAGTGGGTTGGAATTATGTCTTCAACAAATACGGAAGAAGATTTAATGAATTGGTACAAAAACCACCTGCTTATTACAAATTACTTAGATAATAAGCAAATTCCTTTTGTTTGGAATGGAACATTTTTAAAAACAGATTATTCCGATTCCAATAGATTTGATGGTAATTATCCATATTTTGAAAATAATTCTACATACGCATCTGCAATTCAAAATGAAGCATATGCAAAAAATTTATACAATTATATTGAACAAAATTTTGAAATCTAAAAAATTATTCGTATATTTAACAAACATAAAATTTAAAACATGAACAAAAACAATTTATTAAAATTCATTCAAAAGTATTCATTAGGTGGACTTATTGAATCGGTAGCATGGAATGCAGAAGGAACAAAGTTATCAGTTAGATTTATTTCAGATGACAAAACATTATTAGGTGAAGTTGAGTATAACGCATATACATCAACACCGATGAGTGTTGGTATTTATACAACATCATTATTAAAAAATATGATTGGTGTATTAGATAATGATATTGCATTAAAAGTTGATAAAGCTGGCGATAAAGCGGTATCATTGAAATTATCTTCAGATGAAACCGAAACATCATATCAATTAGCAGATTTAGGTGTTATCCCTCCAGTTCCAGATTTGAAACAATTACCTGATTTTGATATCAGTATTGATATGGCATCAAATATGATTGATAAATTTATCAAAGCAAAAGGTGCATTGAGTGATGTAGATACATTTACCGTATTTACGGAAGGTAGTGATTTGAAGATGGCAATTGGTTATTCTTCTATCTCTACAAACAGAGTTACATTTACTGCACAAAAAGATTACGCAGAAACGGTAAAACCTATTTCTTTCTCAGCAAAGTATTTGAAAGAAATCTTAACAGCAAACAAAGAAGCAACATCAGCAAAATTAAAAGTTTCAACAGATGGTTTATCAAATGTTGAATTCCAAATTGATGATTTTGTATGTAAATATTATTTAGTAGAAATCTCAAATTAAACAAAATGTCAGAACAATTAGAACAAGACTTCAATGAAGTATCGAATGAACCAGTAGAAATTAGTGTTCCAGAAGCACAAACAATCCAAGATTGTGAGTGGTGTTTTCAATTTTTTAACAACGAACCAATTGTGTTTGCTTGGCAAAATGAAGAAGAAGAACCAACTCCATTAGTTTTACAAATCCAACCAGTAGAAAGTGAAGGATTGGTATTTAGACAAAATGGAATGGAATTTAAAATTTTCCCAAGACCTATTAGTGAAGAAAGTAAAAAAGCAAGATTAGAACAAAATGGAAGCACAGAATTGGAAACCACAAATTAGAATCAAAAAGCTTAGTCCAGATGCAGTTATCCCCACTTACGCAAAAGTTGGGGATGCTGGTATGGATATAACAGCAACTAAAATTATAAACGAAACTTTAGATTCTATTACATATGGAACGGATATTGCAATAGAAATACCCGAAGGATATGTAGGATTAATATTTCCTCGTTCATCTATCAGAAAAACACACTTATTCTTAAGTAATTCGGTTGGTGTTATTGATAGTGGGTATAGAGGTGAAATCCAAGCTACATTTAAAAAAATTCAAGGAATAAGTAATGATGCATTGGATAATTATAGAGTGGGTGACAGAATTTGTCAAATTATGATTTTACCTTATCCTCAAATTGAATTTAAAGAAGTAGAAGAATTATCTAACACCGAAAGAGGCGAAGGCGGATTCGGTTCAACTGGAAAATAATATGAGTTTTTTCGCAAACGAAAACAATAAAAAAGAACATAGCTTGTGGGTGGAGAAATACCGCCCACAAACTCTTGCTGATTATGTTGGTAATGAAACCATCAAAGAAACAATTCAGCAATACTTAGATGCAAATGATATTCCACATTTGTTGTTATACGGAAAAGCAGGTACTGGTAAAACCACACTTGCTAAATTAATCGTAAATACAATCAAATGTGATTTTATGATTATCAACGCATCCGATGAAAACAATGTGGACACGGTAAGAACAAAGGTTAAAAACTTTGCATCATCGGTTGGATTTGCAGGTTTCAAAGTAATCATCTTAGATGAGTTTGATTATATGACACCAGGAGCACAAGCAATTTTAAGAAACTTAATGGAAACATTTAGTAAGCATTGTCGTTTTATCTTAACCTGTAATTATATTGAGAAAATAATTGACCCTATCCAAAGTAGATGTCAGTCTTTCGCAATTACTCCTCCAACTAAAAAAGATGTAGCAGTTCAGGTAGCAAAGATATTAGATGCTGAAAAGATTAAGTATGAACCAAAAAATATGGCGGATGTGATTAATTCATATTATCCAGATATTAGAAGAATACTTAATACTTGTCAATTACAATCAGCGAAGGGTGAATTAAAAGTAGACCCTAAAGTAATGGTTGAAGCAAACTTTGCAAATAAACTTATTGATTTATTGAAAGCAAATGACGATAAGAGAAATATGTTTATGAAAATTAGACAAGCAGTAGCAGACAACAAACTAAACGATTACTCAGAAATGTATACAATGTTATACGATAAAGTGGATGAGTATGCAAGTGGAAATGTAGCAAATACAATTTTGACTATTGCAGATGGTCTTTCAAAAGATGCATTGGTAGTAGATAAAGAAATCGTATTTATGAGTACAATTATACAAATTTTAAATATTATAAAATAATGGAACAAGGACAAGGACAATTACCAATGAATTTTAATTTAAACGATGCAAGAGATATGGATTGTAAATGTGGTGGTAATATATTTTTACCAGCATATAGATTTAAAAAAATATCTCGTTTATTAACGGGACAACCAAAGGATTCTGTTATGCCAATTGAATTATATGTTTGTGCAAGTTGTGGAACCCCATTGAATGAGTTATTACCACAAGAATTACAAGAAACAAAAATTGTAGAATAATGGCAGCTAAAAAGTTATTTGACCATCTTAATGCAATAACTAGTGAGCAAGACCCAAACTACTTTGATAAACTCTCAGAAGAAGATTTGAAATCGTGGAGTAATTTCATGGTCAATCGTTTTCTTTCTATGAAACCTGAGTGGGTAGAATTGATTGCAACTTTACTTCCTTTGAGTCAAACTTTGTCTCCAAAAGAAATGTATAAGTTGTATATCAATGTTATTCCAAAAGGTAAGTATTTCTTAAAATATATCAAAGGAAAAGGTGAAGAAAAATATGAACAATTTTTGGTTGATTTAATTAAAAAAGAATACCTATGTTCAGAAAGAGATGCAATTGATTATATCGAAGTGTTATATTCTACAAGAGAAGGTAGAGAAAATATAAAGTACATATGTGAAAAATATGGAACTGATAAAAAACAAATTACAAAATTGAAATTAAAAATATAATGGAACAACTACCATCAGAAACTTATTGTAGATTTCCTTTCATGCATTTGTGTTCATTGGCAAATGGTGAGGTAAAACCATGTGGGATAGCAGACCCATTTGAACCCGTTTTAAACATAAATGAAATGTCGGTTGAGGATATATTTAATTCTCCTCAATTCAAACAATTAAGAAAAGATATGATGGAAGGCAAGAGAAATAAATCTTGCGAAGTTTGTTATAAAAAAGAAGATTTGGGTGAAAGTAGTGTTAGACAATTTTATAATTCAAATACATTATGGCATCATCCAGAAGTAAACGAAGATTTTAGTGTTGAAGTTCAATTTCAACATATAGACGTTCGTTTTTCTAATTTATGTAATTTTAAATGTAGAATGTGTGGACACGATTCATCATCAAATTGGTATGAAGATGCAAAAATATTAAATCCTGATTCAGTTGCAAACTTACCAAAGTTGGTACAAATTAGAGAAAATATTGTTGATGAATTAATACCACACTTAAAAGAAATTAAAAGTATTTATTTTGCAGGAGGAGAACCATTAATTATGCCAGGGCATTATAAAATTTTAAGATGGTTATATGATAATTTACCTGTAAATGAATTTGATGTTAGACCTTTAAGAATACATTATAATACCAATTTATCAATTACTAGATTTGAAAATTCCGATTTAGTTGAAATGTGGAAAGGATTTAAAAAAGTATTCTTATCAATATCATGTGATGGTATTGGTGAAGTGGGCGAATATCAAAGAACTGGATTTTTGCACGATACATTTATGGAAAATATGGCAAGTGTTAAGAAATACTTTGTTCCATATGGTGCAAAACTGGGAGATAGAACAAATAAAAATGAATTACATTACAATTTTCAGTTTACAACAACAATTTATAATGTATTCCATATTTTTGATTTTATAGAATTTATGCAAAAAAATGAATTAATAGAAACTACCGATAATATAGATTTTTATTATGCATGGCAACCTGGATATGCTTCTATTAATAATTTAGCACCTGCGGCAAAAGAACAAGTTAGACAATTTTTTAATGATAATATTGAAAAAATAGAATCTGAAAAAACTAAAAATGAATTACTTGCTATTTTAACTTTTATGGATACTAATCCTGATATGGAATTGGATAAAGTTAATGAATTTAATACTAAATTAGATAAATTAAGAAATACATCAAATAGATTAATTTAATTTTGGTAAATTCAAATAATTTGGTTATATTACATATATGGCTAGAGTATCATTTTCACAATATAGTATGTGGCACAACTGTCCACATCAATACAAACTAAGTTACATAGACGGATTATCCGAATCCAGTTCTAATATACATTCAATATTCGGAACAGCGATGCATGAAACGCTTCAGCATTACTTGGATAAGTGTTTAAGAATATCAAAATCACAAGCTGATAAGATGATTGATTTGAAAGATTATCTTAAACAACGAATGAGAGAAAATTATCTTAAAGAAACCGAAGGTGAATTAAATTCTAATATTTGTACCAAAGAAGAATTGGTAGAATTTTTAGAAGATGGTAATGTATTATTAGATTGGTTTCAGAAATCTAAAAATTTCAATCGTTTCTTTTCATTAAAGCATGATGAATTGGTAGCTATTGAGCAACCAATCAATACTAAGATAGCAGATAATGTAAATTTTATGGGTTTTATTGATTTGGTTATAAGAGATACATTTAATGGAAGGTATCGTATAATCGACTTTAAAACATCAACCAGAGGGTGGTCTAAATATCAAAAGAAAGACCCTGTAAAGAATGCACAAATCCTATTATACAAAAAGTTTTATGCAGAATTATTAAACATTTCCGAAGATATAATTGATGTGGAATTTATTATATTGAAAAGAAAAGTTGAAGTAGTGGAAGATATTCCAACTTATAGAATGAGTAAGCATATACCTGCAAATGGTAAAGTATCAGTAAATAAAGCTTGGAAAGGTTTTACCGAATTTGTAGAAAGTGTGTTTGATAAAGATGGTAATTATCGTACCGATGTTGAATACCCAAAGAATGCAACTAAACTTTGTGAATGGTGTGAATTTCATCAAAGAGGATTGTGTGATAGAGGATTAAAAAATGTATTTTAAAATTTAAAAAACAATAATTATATTATAAATAAAAGTTATGGCAAAAAAGAAAATTCTGTTACTTTCAGATGACCTTCGTATGACGAGTGGTATTGCAAATGTTTCTAAACAATTAGTATTAGGAACAGTCGATAAATACGATTGGGTACAATTAGGAGCAGCTATTAAACATCCAGACCAAGGTAAAGTGTTTGACCTTTCTGAAGATATTAGAAATAGAACCGGTATTAGTGATGCAAATGTTAAGATATATCCATCCGACGGGTATGGTAATCCAGATGCAATCAGACAATTATTAATGATTGAAAAACCTGATGCAATCTTACACTTTACAGACCCAAGATATTGGATTTGGTTATATGAAATGGAACATGAATTAAGACAATCCGTTCCATTATTCTTCTATCACATTTGGGATGATTTACCAGACCCAAAATATAATAGAGATTACTACGAAAGTTGTGATTGGATTGGATGTATTTCTAAACAAACTTATGGTATTACTAAAAGAGTTTGGGGATTAGAAGATGAAAAACAATGGAATCCATGTGAAGATTGGCAAGTTAGTTATGTACCACATGGTATTAATTCGGAATTATATCAACCAACCGATGTTCCAAAAGATTTTAAAGAAAGAATTTTAGGTGATAAAGAATATGATTTTGTTCTTTATTGGAATAATAGAAATATTCGTAGAAAACAACCTATGGATGCAATGTTGGCATTTGATGAATTTAGAAAAGGTTTATCAGAAGAACAACAAAACAAAGTTTGTATGGTAATGCATACTGAACCTGTTATGGAGCATGGTACTGACTTACCTACATTTATTAAACATTGTATGCCGGATTCTGAAGTTATTTTTGTAGAAGATAAATTTACGGAAGTAGAATTAAACTATCTTTACAATTTAGCAGATGTTACAATTAACTTAGCATCTAATGAAGGATTTGGATTAGCAACTGCAGAATCAGTAATGGCCGGAACACCAATCATTGTAAATGTAACCGGTGGATTGCAAGACCAATGTGGATTTAGAGATAAAGGTACGGGTAAATTGTTAATGGAAGAAGATTATGTTGAAGTTGGTTCTTTGCATGATAGATACAAAAAACCTACATTAGTTTGGGGAGATTGGGTTAAACCAATATGGCCAGTTCGTTCAACAACAGGTTCAGTTCCTACTCCATACATATTTGATGATAGAGTTGATTTCATTGATGTAGCACCTTTAATTAAAGATTTCTACAATATGGGAAGAGAAGAAAGAAAGGCAGCCGGATTAAAAGGTAGAAATTATTTCTTAGGTGAGGGTAAATTAAGTAAAGAAGCAATGTGTCAGGCATTAGTAGATGGAATGGAAGGTGCATTTGCAAATTGGAAACCAAAACAAAAATTTAGATTAATAGAGTTATAGTATGAAACCAACATTAGTATTTCAATCACCAATTGCTACAAGAAGTGGATATGGTGACCACGCAAGAGATTTATTACATTCTCTTTATAAATTAGATAAATTTGATATCAAAGTTATTAGCACTAGATGGGGAACTACTCCAATGGATGCACTTAATTATGATAATGAATTTCACAAATGGATTATAGATAGAGTAATTCCACAAGTTACAGAAAAGCCTGACATTTATATTCAGGTGACAGTTCCAAACGAGTTTCAAGCTTTGGGATTTTATAACATAGGAATTACTGCAGCAATCGAAACAACACATTGTGCTTTAGATTGGGTACATGGTTGTAATAGAATGGATTTAATTATAGTTCCATCCGAACATTCAAAAAAGAGTTTAGTTGATACAGTCTATAACGAAGCAAATCAACAAACAGGACAATTAATTGCACAACATAGAATTACAAAACCAGTAGAAATTCTTTTTGAAGGTTTTGATGAAAATGATTTTGGAACAGATGTAGTTGCACATGTTTCTGAATTAGACCAAATTAAAGAAGATTTTGGATTTTTATTTGTAGGACATTGGTTAAGAGGAGATTTGGGTGAAGATAGAAAAAATGTTGGAATGATGATTAAAACATTTGTAATGGCTTTTAAAAATGAAAAGAAAAAGCCAGCATTGATTCTTAAAACCAGTTCCGCAGGATTTAGTGTAATAGATAGAGAAAATACAATTAAAAAAATTAAAGAAGTTTTAGGTAAAGATTATGGCAAAGTTCCAATTTATTTTTTACATGGAGATTTAACACCATCTCAAATGAATGGTTTGTATGAGCATCCAAAGGTAAAGGCAATGTTAAATTTCACAAAAGGTGAAGGATTTGGTAGACCATTGTTAGAATTTAGTTTAACGGGTAAACCAATCATAGTTAGTAATTGGAGTGGACATTTGGACTTCTTAAAAAATGGAGCAGTATTATTAGAGGGCGAATTAAAGAATGTACATGAATCAGCTGCTGATAATTTTTTATTAAAAGATTCTCAATGGTTTAATGTAAATATTTCAAAAGCACTTCCTGTAATTAAAGATGTTTATAAGAACTACGATAAATATAAAGTTGATTCGTTTCAATTGGGTAAGCAAAATAAACAAAATTTTGGTTTAGAAAAAATGACTAAATTGTTTGATGGAATTTTAAATCACTATGGTATTTATACTAAAGTACAACCTAAGTTTCAACAAATACAATTACCAAAATTGAAAATGTTAAATAAATAATGAACTACAATCCCATCTACAAAAAATTCATTGATGATAAGCATTCTGTATCTCCAAAAAGTATGAGAAAAGGAAAGTTTTATCTTATAAAAAAATATGAATATGTAGATGGGGATAAAGCAAGTTATAGTATATCGAATGGGCCAATAATATACGTTTTATACACATCAACAGGAAAAGATGTTGTTCATTGTGTTAAAGTATCCGAAATAAATCCACAATTAGTTAAAAGATTTTTTGGAAAATTTATAGATGTAGATGAACAAAAATTAAAAATGAAAGGAGGAGCACAGGCATTTTATGAAGGTGTTGTTTCAAAAGTTAAGATTGTAAAAAACGATGCATATAGAACTTATAAATTAAGTGGAATTGGTTCAGTAATTGAATTAGACATGGATATAACTAATTTAGTTCCAAAAAATAAAATAAAATAAATATGAATACAGTTTGGGCATTCGGTGATTCAATGACCGCTAAACTTGGAAAAGAAGGACCTTATACCGCATGGTTGGGGTATGAAGGCAAAAGTACATGTGATTTTGTTGCAGAAAAATATGAAATGGAATCTAATAATTTGGGAGTGGGTGGTTCATCCAATCATCAAATGTTTCATAGATTTTTGGCTAATTTTAAAAATATAAAAAAAGGTGATATAGTTCTTTTTGGATGGACTGTTATTTTAAGATTTAGATTAGCATCTGGTGCAAATCGTAATAGAAGTTGGAGACAAATATGGGCAAAGGGTTTAACATCGGAACCAGAATATGGTTGTGTTGATGGTGTGCATGTTACAAACGAAATTGTTGAACAATTACTTTTAAATAGAAGTGAATTTCAGGACATGTACGAAAATGAAGTTAATGAATGGATTTCTTTTATAAATGAGTGGGCGGAATTAAAAGGAGTAACTGTTGTCCATTGGAGTTGGTGTAATGAAGTAATTGGAGGTAAACAAAATCTAAATTTAAGTATACCTGTTGTAAATCATACAAATATGTCACAAGAAACAAATGATGCGGTACAAGATGGACATTATGGGCAGCAAGGATATTATGAATTAGCACAACAAATTATAGAATATTTAGAAAGTTCAAAACCAAAAATAATATAAAATGACATCACAAGAATTTGTCCTTTGGTTAAAAGGATTCACAGAAGGAGTACATGAATATAATATTACTCCAAAACAATGGGATTTATTAAAAGAAAAATTGGAAAAAGTAGAAGATAAAACTTTGATTTTAGAATCACCAAAATTTCCTTTTGGAACACCTAATATAACACCAACACCATCAGTTTGGCCAATACATACAGACCCATATAATCCATTTAAGGTATATTGTGATAGTAGTAGTGGTTCATTTGGAACTACAACACCACCATATACATTGACAACAACACCTGGATATGGTTATATTACAACATTTAATCCTGCTCAATTTGGTACGGGTTCATTTTCTATAACAACATCAACAGCAACATCACTCCCATTTGGTAGTAATGTTACTTATACAAATGGTGGAAACGATATAAAAGATTAAAATGAAAATAAGTTACGCAATTACTGCTTGTAATGAGGTACAAGAAACTATTAGGTTAGTTACACAATTATTAAACTATAAAGGAGAAAATTCAGAAATAGTAGTTTTATTAGATACACCAAAAGCACCTGCTGAGTTGGTTGAATATTTGGAATTACAAGGTGAAGCAAATTATATTACATTAATTGAATCCGAATTTGATAATGATTTTGCACAATGGAAGAATTTTTTAAATTCAAATTGTAAAGGTGAATGGATATTTCAATTGGATGCGGATGAATATTTGGAACCAGATTTAATTGTTAATTTGGAAGATATATTAGATACAAATTCAGATAAAGATTTAATTGTAGTTCCTAGAATTAATACTGTCGAAGGATTAACGGATGCACATATTCAAAAATGGAGATGGAATGTAAACGAAAAAGGTTGGGTAAACTTTCCAGATGTTCAAACTCGTATTTACAAAAATAAAGAAACAATTGGGTGGGCAGGTAAAGTACACGAAAGAATTGGTGGATACGAAAATTATACAGCATTCCCAGCAGAAGAAGTATATTGTATAAAGCATCCAAAAACAATAGAAAGACAAGAAAGACAAAACAATTATTATGATACTTTATAATGGTAAGAATATATTATCACATATATGCAATTGATGGTGTTGAATCCATAATTAATGAACAAATTTCTTTAATAGAAAAATATTTTGATTTTCCCTACATACTAAATGTGGGGATTTCTATTGCTAATGAAAACCAATCAACTTATAATATTATAGAAAAATTTTATAAGTTTAATAAACCAAATTATAAAATTAGAGAAGTAAGAGCTGGTGGTAATGAGTTTACAACGATTGAATTAATAGAAAAAGATAAAGAAACATTTGGTGAATCCGATTATATTTTGTATATTCATACAAAGGGAGCATCTAAACAAAATGATATAAGTTATGATAATATTATAAGTTGGAGACATCTTATGAATTATTATAATATTGAAAAATGTAAAGATGTTTTTAAATTATTTGAAAATACGAATTTTAATAGCTATGGTGTATTATTATCACACCTACCAAATTGTAAATTCTATTCAGGTAATTTTTGGTGGGCAAAATCAAATTACATAAAAACAATAAATTTAGATTCAGTTTATAGAGATAGATTTAATGCGGAACTAAATTATATTCAATGTGGTAATGATTGGAACCCATATTCACCATATAATAAACAAGGTGAAAACCATTATAGAATAAATTTTAAAAGAGAAGAATATAATATATGAAGATAACATTTATTTACGACCATAAACCAAATGAAAAATGGTCAACACCTTTATCTTTATTGAATGAATTTAAAGAAAGAGGATGGGAAACTGAAATAGTTCCAATTCCAAATGGTGATGATTCGCAATTACAATTGTGGATTCAACAAGATACACCAACGGATATTGTAATGTTTATGGATTGGGGTAGATTTGATTCTAAATGGTTAGATAAGAATTTAAAACCAGAAGCATTTTGGATACAAGAAAGTGGTGATGACCCTCAAAACTGGGTTAGAAATTATCCTAAATCACATAGATTCCATTATACAATAACTCCTGATAAAGAATCTGCTAGACATTATAGAAATAATGGAATTGATTCCGATTGGGTAACACATTGGGCAGATACAGCAGTTCAGTTTCCATTAAATACCGAACCACAATACACCGCAGTTACAAGTAGAGGACCAGGTGGTTCTGAGTTTTTAGATTATCTTACGAGATGGGCAGAAGGTGCTATTGGAAATAGAAATAATATGGATGCAGAAGAACATACTAAATTTTTAAATAGTGGTTTAATAGTTATTCAAAATAGTAGATGGCAAGAAATAACTCGTAGAATATTTGAAGGAATGGCTTGTGGTAAATTAGTTATTACAGATAGATTACCTGAAAGTAGAGGATTAGATGAGATATTTGTTGAAGGTGAAGAAATCATTTTATACAACGATATGTTCGATTGTATTGAAAAGATAAACTACTATGCCGATAACGAAGAAGAAAGAGAAAGAATTGCATACAATGGTATGGCAAAAGTAATAGCAAATTATACACAAATACAAGTAGTAGATAAATTAATAGAAAAATATGAAAGTTTTAATAACGGGCGTAGCAGGATTACTGGGAAGTAGGCTTGCAGATTGGTTAGTTGAAAATCATCCTGAAATTGAAGTAGTTGGTATAGATGATTTGAGTGGTGGATATGAAGAAAATGTAAATAAAAATATAACTTTTTTACAAAGAAATTTAGTAAAAAATGAATTAGATTTTGTATTCGAAACATATAAATTTGATTATGTATTCCATTTTGCAGCATATGCGGCAGAAGGATTATCACCATTTATTAGACAGTTTAATTATGAAAATAATTTAGTTGCAACAGCAAGAATAGTTAATCAATGTATTAAACATAATGTTAAACGATTGGTATTTACATCTACACTTGCAGTATATGGACATGGTAATTATGGAGTATTTGATGAATCACAAATTCCTGCACCAATTGACCCTTATGGTGTTGCAAAATATGGTTGTGAAATGGATATTCAAATCGCAGGTGAACAACATGGATTGGATTGGTGTATTATTAGACCACACAATGTTTATGGAATCAAACAAAACATATGGGACAAATATCGTAACGTATTGGGTATTTGGATGTATCAACATATGAACGGAGAACCTATGAGTATATTTGGTGATGGTGAACAAAAAAGAGCATTTAGTTATATTGATGATATATTAGAACCACTTTGGAACGCAGCAATAAGACCAGAAGCATCTAAAGAAATAATAAACTTAGGTGGAATAGAAGAATGGTCAATAAATGCAGCAAACAATGTTTTGATAGAAGTAATTGGTGGTAGTGAAGTTGTTTATAAGGAAGGTAGACACGAAGTTAAATATTCAATACCAACACATCAAAAATCGGTAGACATATTAGGATTTGAACATAAAACTACATTAAAAGATGGTTTGACAAGAATGTGGGAATGGGCTCAAAAACAACCTAATAGAGAAAGATTTCATTGGAACGAATATGAATTAGATAAGGGTATTTACTCATTTTGGAAAAAATAAAATATGAAAAGAACAGACATTATTAACGCTTTTATTGAAAAATACGGATATAAAAGTTACTTAGAAGTTGGAACACAAGACCCAACATCAAATTTTGATTTAATCAAAGTAGAACACAAAGTTTCAATTGACCCATTTCCGAGAGGTGAGGTTACATTTATTGGAACATCGGATGAATATTTTGAAAGTATTTCTGAAGATGTAAAATATGATATTATTTTTGTAGATGGATTGCATCATGATGACCAAGTTTTAAAAGATATTGAAAATTCTTTAAATCATCTATCTGATAATGGTACTATTATTTGCCACGATTGTTTACCATCGACCGAATTAATGCAATCAAGAGATGACAATGGTGGTGAATGGACCGGTGATGTTTGGAAAGCAATTGCAGAATTAAGAGTTGAAACAATTGATTTAGATATTAGAGTTGTTGATACCGATTATGGATGTGGTATTATTCGTAGAGGTACAAATGTACCATTCCAACCAAATATTGAAAATTATAAAACTTATGCGTATTATAATGTTCACAAATATAGAATGTTAAATGTTATTTCACCTGAACAATTTATACAATGGATAAATACACAGTCGTAATTCCTACACTTTGGAAATCTGATAGAACTAAAAAGTTACTTGAAGATTTAAGAGAATGTGAGTATGTTGATGAAATAATTGTTATAGACAATGCAGCACCAACTGGAATGAATTTATTTGTTGAACCAAAGATGAGATTGATTTCGGAAGGTGAAAACATTTATGTAAACCCAGCTTGGAATTTGGGTATTGAAATAGCAAAGAATGAATGTATTGCATTATGTAATGATGATATAAATTTTGACCCAAATATCTTTGGAGTAATTACTGAAAATACTTTAATGTATAGTGGTATTATTGGTATGGGTGAAGGAAATTATAAAGACACAATTGATGAAGAAAGAGGACCTTATATTGATATGTGGAAACCCGGTGTAAACGATTGGGGATGGGGTTGTTTGATATTACTTAAAAAATCACATTGGCAACCGATTCCAAATGATATTAAAATTTGGTATGGAGATAACATAATTAAAGATATAAATCCAGTAGCAAAAGGATGTTTGAGAAATTTTAGAGTTGAAACGGAAATGAGTACAACATCAGATGAAAAAGAATGGGATGATATTAAGAAAAAAGATTATGAATATTTTATAAATTATTTAAGAAATGGAAAAACTACCAATTAGTATAGGAATATTGAGTTGGCATAGTGGACAAGTATTAGTAGATACATTGACCACATATCACAATAATGGATTGTTTGATATGGTTAATGATGTCACTATTTTATTTCAAGAAGTAACACCACAAGATATTCAAATAGCAACTCATTTTGAATTGGATTTCATAGGTTTACAAAAAAACATCGGAATTGGACAAGCATTCATTAGATTGACAGAAAATGCACAATCGGATTATGTTTTGGTATTAGAACATGATTGGAATTTAATTGAAGATAAAGAAACTACATACAATACATTAAAAAGAAGTTATCAGGCAATCGAAATGGGATTGGATGTAGTTAGATTAAGACATAGAACGAATCCAGGTTTCCCACATTTTTCATTTAGAATGAGAGGAGATGAATTAACTTATTATGATGAAGAAATTGGAGTAACATCACCACATTTATTAGATTCACTACATTGGTTAGACCCTGCAATAGAATTTCCCGATAAAATAAATAAATCGGAAGATATGTTTTGGACTACATCTCGTTATGGTAATTGGACAAACAACCCATGTCTTTATAAAAAACAATTTTATTTAAATACTGTCAAACCATTTGCAGGTGAAGGAATTGCATTGGAAGGAAATATTAGTAAATGGTGGGCGCAACAAGAATATAAAGTAGGACATAACGAAGGATTATTCATGCACAACGATTGGCAAAAATATGGTAGAAATTAAACCACAAATAATAAACATAGCAGGTGATTCTGGTAGTGGAAAATCTACAATTGCAAATTTCATCAGATTATATTATGGATATGAAAATACAACCATAATATCAGGAGATGATTTGCATAAATATGATAGAAAAAATTCAATTTGGGAAAAATATACACATTTAAATCCTCTTACAAATGATTTGCAAAAAGGTGATGATGATTTAAAAAAATTAAAAAATTGTGAAAGTATTTATAGAAATCCTTACAATCATACTACCGGTATGTTTGATAACACAATTGAAATAAAACCAAACAAATACATAATAAATGAAGGTTTACATTCATTCTATACTGATTATTCTTCTAATATTTCGGATTTAAATATATGGATAGATACCGATGAATCAAATAGAATAAAATTTAAATTAAATAGAGATATAAATGAAAGAGGATATACCGAAGAAATGGTATATCAGCAAATAGAACAAAGAGAAACTGATGCAAATCATATAAGAGATATTCAAATTAAAAAAGCAGATGTTATTATTACTATGAAATATTTGCATGGATTTGAAATAACTTTAAATAAAAAAGGATATGATTATAAATTATTTGAATTCATAGAAACAATGCATAAGGAGCTGCAGGAATTTGAATGGATGAATAGTAGTTTAGGTCATAGAATTAGTATTGTTCAATCCAAAGGTGGAAACATATCATCAAAAATAAATGAAAAATTGATGATAATAAAAGAATCAGGGGGGAAAATAAAAGATATAAAGTACAATAAAGGATATTCTGTTATTGATTATAATATAAATTTTGATGATATAGTTTCTGATACGGACTTGGATTCTAAATTATTAGGATTGGTAAAAAATACACCATATAAGAAACCATCAATGGAAACGGCATTTCATACCGGATTTAAAAAATATGTTTTCCACATACATCCTATTTATTTAAATTGTATATTATCTTTAGAAAATGGCAAAGATATAATAGATTCAATATTTTTAGATGATGATTTTGAATATTCATATTTAGATTATTATAATCCTGGATTTGAATTGAGTAGTAAAATTTTAAATACTCCAGATTTAAAAGAAGTAATATTTTTACAAAACCATGGATTAATAGTTACATCGGATAGATATTTGAGATGTATTCATTTAATTTCTCGTATCAATACATTTACAAAAGAATATATTCAAAAAGCAGTTCCAAATTTCAAAGAATTTGATTTTAGTTGGCCACAATATAAACCAATTGAAACTTTTACTTTTCCAGATGCAGTTGTAATTGATGATGAAGAAACATTGGCAGCTCATAATTATATTTTATGGTACGCAAATAAATTGGGTAAGATTAAACCGATATCGAAAGATGATGTTGATTATTTATTAAATTTACAATCTGAAAAATATAGAAAATGACAAAATTAATAATATTTGATTTGGATGGTGTATTGGTAGAAGCTAAACAAATACACTTTGATACCTTAAATAAAGCTTTATGGGAAATTGCAAAGAGCGATAAGTATGTAATTTCAGAAGCAGAACATTTATCAATTTATGATGGATTAAAAACTAATCAGAAATTGGAATTACTTACACAAAATAAAGGATTGCATAGAGATACTTACGAAACCGTTTGGAATAGAAAACAACATTTAACAATCGAAGCAATATCACAATTACAACCTGATTTAAGATTGATTGAGGTATTTAAGGAATTGAGAGATAGAGGATATAAGTTGGCATGTGCTTCAAACTCAATTAGAAGGTCTGTATTGGTTATGTTAGCAAAGATAGGTATAATTGAATATATGGATTTAATTATCTCTAATGAGGATGTAAAGAACTCTAAACCGCATCCTGAGATGTATTGGAAAACAATGAGTATGATGGGATGTTTACCAGAAGAAACTCTAATTGTAGAAGACTCTCCACATGGGTTATTGGCAGCAAGTAGAAGTAGAGCAAATGTGTTAAGAGTGGACAATCCACATGATTTGACATTAGAAAAAATAGAAAACAAATTAAACAAAAATAAAGTTATGAGTATTCCAAAATGGCAAGGTGGTAAGATGAATGTTCTTATCCCAATGGCTGGAGCTGGAAGTCGATTCCAAGCCGCAG